TCAAAACTAGATATGGTATGGTTGCTAATCCTTTCGCAACAACAAATGGTCTTGGCGCAATTGACTTAACGTCACCTGCTGCTGGCGATCAAAACGTATATTACAGACGTGTTAAAGTTTCTAACATCATGTAATATTGGTTGATACCGATTATAAAAGAGGGCGCTTCGGCGCCCTTTTTTTTGTTTTAAAAACCATTATAAATAGTAGTATGACAGACACAAATATAATTGATAGAACACCTACTAAATTTGACTATGCAAGTCCGATTCAGTTTAGGTTTAAAATGACTAAAATTCCTAACGTAGAATTTTTTGTACAGACAGCAAACATACCTGGTATTACTTTAGATGAGGTTCAACAACCTACAAGATTAAAAGCAATAGCTTTACCAGGATCTACATTATCTTTTGCTAGTTTAGAATTATCTTTTCTTGTAGATGAAAATTTAAATAATTATAAAGAGTTGCATGATTGGTTAATTGGTTTAGGTACGCCAGAATCCGATTCACAATTTGCAGGACTTTTAGCATCAGGAAGTGATAGGTTTGCCGGTTCGACTGCAAGTTCAGCAGTGACAGGAACAAGTACAGCACAACCTCTTAATGAGGGTGCAATTTATTCAGACGCCACACTTACAGTATTAAATAGTAAGAATATTGCCAAGACTGAAATACGATTTAAAAATGTTTATCCTACATCTCTAGGATCATTATCTTATGATATCAAGGCAAGTGATGTTGATTATCTACAAGTAGGTGCTAGTTTTAGTTATATGGGTTACGAAATAGTACAACTATAATACAAGACAATATAGGATGATTTTTGATGAAGACTTTAACATGGATAGATACGGCCGTCTGCCTGGGTAATGGGCAATCAAGACAAGGTCTAGATTTACAAAAGATGAAAGACTATGCAACTGTAATAGGTTGTAATGCGATATATCGTGACTTCACGCCTGACATATTAGTGGCATTAGATTCAAGAATATCACACGAGATATATCGTAAGGCAAATCTTAAAGACATGAAAGTATATCTAGGATACTGGACGCCTGTTCCTATATTTGTCGCAAAAGAAATGATGAAGACGATGGCAGATAAGACTGATATTGTTTGGAATGATAGTGATGAAGTTGTCTATCATGGCGCCGATGGTGTGTTCACACTTACAAAAGGACACAATTTAGGTATAACTTATGTGACAGGTGTTTCTAAAGATGATGAGATAATAGATATTGAACCAGATGTAGATGGTTTTGCATATGCAACAGGCAGTCGATCTGTACATCTTGCCTGTGAATTAAATGCCAAAGAGGTTTACATAGTCGGACACGATCTATATTCTGATACAGATAAAGTCAATAACATATATGCTGGTACAGATAGTTATGCCGAGAAAGACGCATTGGCAGCCAAACCTGATAACGTAGATGAAACATTTAATTGGATCCTACAACATAAAAACACATTTGATAAATTTCCTAACACACAATTCTATAAAGTAAATAAAGGTGCCGAATCAAAAACGGATATGCCAATCAAAGAATGGTCAGATTGTCCTAATCTAAAATACATTACTCAAAAAGAAATGGCTCAAAGGCTTTACAATTAGCAGAAAAGGTGATATAATATATACATGACATTAGAAGAATTACAACAATCAGTTAATAAAGATTTTAAATTAGACGACACGGAACTAGATGCCGAATCAATCAAGATACCTTTATTACATAACAAATATTTACAACACTTTAATAAGTTTTCTTTACTACTAAAAAAATCTGAATACGATCATAAAACTATGTTGAGAGAAAAGTGGGAATATTATACAGGTAAGGCAGACCCTAGTGTGTATCAAGAGAAACCTTTTGATATAAAAGTATTAAAGGCAGATGTACATATCTATATGGATTCTGATCCTGAATTACAAAAGGCAGATCAAAAAGTCGCCTATCTAAATCAGATAGTTAAATACCTTGAACAAGTTTTAAGAAGTATAAACAATCGAACATTTTTAATTAAGAACGCTATTGAATGGAAGAAGTTTACTAGCGGTGCAATATAATCCTTTTCATATATCTTTAACTCATAATTTCTGTGATGACATGATCAAAACAGGTGACTCGTTAAATATTAAAAACGCTAAAATAAAAGATGGCAATAATGCCAATAGAAGTTCTAAAGTATCATGGTTAGAAGGTGAAAACTTTCCTAATCATTTACATCAATGCATTGATTCAGCAAATAAATTATATAATTTTTCACTATACGAATTCGAACCAGTACAGTATACCATATACGAAGAAGACGATCACTATGATTGGCATGTAGATAATCACAAAAAACCTTATCATAACGGCATGATTAGAAAATTAAGTTTTACATTATGCCTAAATGATGAATATGAAGGTGGTGATTTTAATATATGTGAAACACATCCTATTTCAGAAAAAACAAAAGTAAAATCATTCTCACTTAAAAAAGGTGAGATGATTGTTTTTCCTAGTCACACATGGCATAAAGTAAATAGGGTTACAAAAGGTATTCGTAAGGCTCTTGTCGGTTGGGTTGTAGGTAAACAATGGAAATAAATTATATAAATAATAGTATGACAATATGGAATTTATATGATTATCAATCACGACAACTCTAATCTCATCATCATAGAAAAGAAGAACGAAGTTTACATAACGGTAGACTGCGACTCTGGCATACAGCGAGAGATATCTGAATTTTTTACTTTCTATGTGCCAGGGTATAAGTTTATGCCAGCATATCGTACTCGTATGTGGGATGGCAAGATAAGATTGTTTTCACAAAAGACAAAAGAGATTTACTTTGGCTTGTATCCATACATCAAAGCATTTGCCGAAGAACGAGGTTACAATATAGTGGCAGGCAAAGATATAGACATAGATAATAAGGTCGATAAAGATGTTGTCACTAAATTTTCTAATAGTCTAGGTCAGAAATTTGAGGCAAGAGATTATCAGATAGACGCAATATATCATAGTTTAAAACGCAATAGGGCCCTCCTGGTGAGTCCTACGGCGTCTGGTAAGTCATTCATCATATATTCCTTAATTCGTTATTATAGTCACTTAATTAAAGAAGATGTCAATAATAGAGTATTACTAATCGTGCCAACAACATCATTAGTAGAACAAATGTACACAGATTTTGAGTCATACGGTTGGAATGTAAAGAAATATTGTCATAGATTATATAGCGGATACTCTAATCAGACAGATAAAAAGGTCTTGATATCTACATGGCAATCACTATATAAACTACCAAGAGAATACTTTAAACAATTCGGTGTTGTATTTGGCGATGAGGCACATCTATTTAAATCTAAATCACTTACAGAAATTATGACTAAACTAATTGATTGTAAATATCGTATAGGTCTTACAGGTACTTTAGATGGTGCTCACACACATAAGTTAGTATTAGAAGGTTTGTTTGGCGCCGTAAACAAGGTGACTACAACTAAAAAACTTATGGATAAAAAACAGTTAAGTAATTTGGCTGTAAGATGTCTAATACTCAAACATAGTGACGCCAATTGTAAAATGATAAGTAACGGTAAATATCAAGATGAGATAGACTATCTAGTGTCAAGTAAATCAAGAAATAATTTTATTCGTAATCTTGCATTGAAGATAAAAGGCAATACATTAATATTATTTCAGTTAGTAGAAAAACATGGCAAAGAATTATTTAAAATTATAGATGAAAAGGCAGAAGAAAATCGAAAGGTTTTTTATATATACGGCGGAGTTGAAACGGAAGAGAGAGAAAAAGCAAGAGCGATAGTTGAGAATGAAACTAATGCCATTATTGTAGCAAGTTATGGTACTTTCTCAACAGGTATTAACATTAAGAATTTACATAATATAATTTTTGCAAGTCCTTCTAAAAGTAGAATAAGAAATCTACAATCTATTGGTAGAGGATTAAGATTAGGCGATAATAAAGTCAATGCGACACTATACGATATATCAGATGATTTAACGCACAAGTCTAAAGAAAATTATACATTAAAGCACTTCCAAGAAAGAATAAATATATACAACGAGGAAGAGTTCGATTACGAAATACATAATATCAACTTAAAGGATTAAAATGGAAAAAGATTATCGTATGGTAAGATTAACAGACGGAACTACTATCATGGGTAGTATCGTTGTTGATAAAGACTTCTTACGAATCACAAACGCATTAGAATTAAAT